CTGTAAACTATTTCACTTTCTTCTTCAAGTAACTTACCTACCCAAACGTTTGGATCTTCAATAAAATTAGCAATCAGAAACTGCGCCATTTCATCCTGTGATGGATATTTTCTTGATAATTTATGAAAAATATATTTGTCTTTTCTTTTTTCAAAAGAATCTACAGTAGTTCTAAACTTACCATTGTATCTAAAATAATCATATGAATCTTGCGTAAAATGCAGTTTTAAAGAATGATACAATATATACGTTTCATATCCAGTCATAACGGAAGTCTAGAACTTTTTTCTTTCAATAAATTACGATCAAGTGCATCGTTTTCAATTTTAGATTTTAAATTACTGTTGATTAATGATGCTGCGACTTCTATTTCCATTCCAGTTTTATTACAATGCTCGATTATTGCTTCGATGTAAGTATAATCGGTTTTTGATACAACATCGTCAATAATTTTGGCAAAATTATTCATTTCATCTTTAGTAGGCATGGACTATTTTACCTTCGTGAAATTTTTGGACAATTAAGATCATAACAAGTCCATTCGCTCATAACGCCTTTACTAATTTTGCAAATTGGACACACTTCCGTTTTATCGTCAACAGATGACGAATTAATAATTTGATCCGTTGTCCATGACATAACGTTATTGTCTGTCGTATCATCTGCCATGGAATCGTAATAGCCATTATCATTATACCATTGCAAATCGTCAATGCCAAAATCAACCTTCAAATCATCTTCTCGATTAAAATCATCTCGATTGTTAATGTCTAGACGATTAAATACAAATCCACAACCTCTCAAAAAATCTTCAAAGTGTTCCACTATCTCATAAAGATAGTCACTATCTAATTCATGTTGAATTTTTGTACCACCATCTTCACAAATAAATTTAATTTTAGACATTTTATTTCACCACCGTTTCATATAGAGTTTCAAATTGATCTTGTGTAGCAACTTCTTCATCATAGTTTTGTTTATGATAAACTTTCACCATTCGATTCACAAGACGTTTTGGAATGTCAAGTTTTTTACATACATCCGATACTGCTTCTTTAACAAACTCTTTCTCCGCTTTCACGCGAGTTAGAGAATCAGAGCATTCTTTAATAACCTTCAGAAGATCATCACGATCTTTAGGATTCGAAAGAATGTTTGTTGCCATTTGTTGAATTGCCATTATATATCCCTCATATCATTTTTTGATTTATAAAAAATATGCCGTCCAATAGTTACGGTCTTCTTCACTTTTTTCCAATTTGGGCTAACATAGTCTGCATGATAAAAAATTGCGCCCTTCGTTGGATCTTGCATCTGATCATGGTAGAAATATACGCTGATTGCAAGATCACGAATATAATTATAATACATTTCATGTGATAATGTCAAGACATTTTTAACTGTTGTTTTATTCTGACACACCCATGAAAACTGGCAAACTCTACTATCACGTTGATAGATCACATCACATACCCGAGATGGATATTTACCACTATTCACGCGATTCATCGTAACGAAAGCGACGGCAATTTTGCCAGTGTGCGATTCGCCCGCTGCTTCATAATGAATGTTATCAATCAGACATTCAATTTCTTTTTTTACTGACTTATCTAATTGTGAAAAATAAATCTTAGGTTTGATTACCTTACTGTCGGTTGGACTTGAAAACGTGAAACCCATTAAGAGTAATGATGCAACCGACAGGATGAACAATTTGCGTAAACGCATTTTATTCCTCCGTTAGTTAGTTGTTTAAACCAAGCCGAAAATTGAATTAAGGTTAGTTGCTCGACTAGACGGTTTAAACGAGGATGTAATTACTATTTATATTAATCCCAAAGTGTCTGGTAGTATTTACCAAATAATCTTAGTCCATTATCGATACGTTCTTGATGTTTGACTCTCCCGATCCAATCACATTCACCAGGAGTTTCCCAACGAACAGGAATTGTCTCTTTACCCTCATCTTCTGGATATTTTTTCAGGTCAAGTTTGGGTTCTTTCTTCCAATATTGATCTTGCCAATCAGGATCACAAAGTTGTTCAAAAGCCCAAATCATTTCATCCAAAACCCAGTCATAACGAACGTGCAGATCGCAATTTACTTTATCAGTTGCTTCTTCATAAAAATCAAAACATCTTTGATCATCATAGTCTTCAGTTTCTGTGTATCGCAAATTCTCAGGAACATCTTCAAGATCAATAAAACCAGAACCATGCTTTGTTGCTTTCAACTGCTTCAGCATTGGAAGAATGATTGGAGAAAGAGTTGCATCCATACTCCATGTATCATAATTATCAATACGAATTTTTACTTTGCGCTCTCGCTTAGAATCAATCCACAAAAGAACTTTGTGAAACCAAGAAACGTGTTTTTCATCTTTGAAACCATGAGCCAAAAAATGTCGAACTTTATCTCGTAGATTATAATCCCACCGATTAACATCACCATATACATCAAGCCAAAAGAATACAGCATCGGTGATTTGATAAGGACCAATCCAGTTTTTATAAGGACCAATATAAACTTTCAATTATATCTCCATATTAAAGTTGGCAGTTTTAGAGGTCTGCCAACTCTTTAATTTAAAATTTAAATGCTACAGATGCGCCAGCAACAGTTGCGTTATAATCACTAACGCGATCTTGACCAACGAATCGTTCAACTGTACCAATCACAGCGATGTTTTTTGTAACATCATACTGTGCTTTTAGACCAGCAGTTACGCCATAGCCATTAATACCGGCTGGTGTATCTTGATAAACTCCCGATGCAGTAGCAGAGAGATTAACAGGACCAATTCCTACGATAGAGTATGCACCACCAACAGCGTAGCGATTGTAGACACCATCGATATGTGTGTAACTTGCAATCGGCGTGAATGAACCAATTTTACCAGCAGATGCTGTTACACGAACGCCACTTTTTTCAGCTTTGCTATCGTAAACACCACCCACAGAAACTTCTACTGCGGAAGCAACACCAAAAACTGAAGCAAGCATACCAGCAATAACGATTTTCTTCATAATAACTCCTATTTAAATTTTAAGCGTCTTTCTTTGAAACGAACCCGTAAAGTTCTTGAGCTTTTTTAGTCAACTCTTCGATGGTATATGATTTTGGGACAAACTGTTCCCAATTTTCTGTTGTTGCTTTACCTGCTGCGATTGCTTCATCGAAAGCGCGGCGAGCAAACTCCATGTTGAGATGATATTGTTGATCAAGATAATCCTTTGTCATCTGTAGGATTTCAGTACGAAGCTCGAATGGATTTTTGTTTGACATATTAGTCTCCTGTGTGTTGTGTGTAAAGTGATGGGTTATTCTGTTACGAGGAAACCCATCGAAACCCTAGGTGCCTTTAATTAGGCAGCCAATGCGAACTTTTCGTCGTTTGCATTTACTTGATTTGCTTCTACGACCGGGAAGTCCCAATCCTAACGGCTTTCGCATTGCCGAATCGTCCATTTTTCTACTTATTGCCCTGTCGAAACCAGGTCAGGCCCATTAGAAAGAGAATTCAAATGTTCTTTACAAGCATCTCTCCAAGATTTCTCTGTGAGATTAGTAGTGTCTTCGCTAGTATTATCAAGAACCCACTTACATACTTGTGGATCTTTAGCGTGATATCCGCATAATAAATTCATAAATTCCCTTTCTGGTGGACCTGGGCGGAATCGAACCGCCGTCCAGAACACCTTTCGATCAACTTCATACGATCATACTTTTATATAGTTCACCAATGTCTATGGTGATGCCTATATGGTCTATGCCAATGCCAATACTCATATTGATAAATTATTCGTGGCGATGGTGTGACATATACTGGAACTGCTGTTACAACTCTTGCCGTTGGGTAGTAATATGGATCATGCAATACAGCACAACCACTCAGACCCAACAAAACTGCAACAGAAAAAATTAATCGTTTCATTTCGTCTCCCAATACTTGTCTATGTATTGATTAAGTTGATGTAGATAATTGCTTTTCTCTTTAACAAAAATTTGTGCATTTTGTTCTTCGGTAGCAATAGCGACAACAATTTTATTTATTTCACGATTCGTAATTTCTTCAAACATTTCTGCATATGCTGAACATTGCATAAAATAGTTTGCAATATTTTCTTCTTTTTTCTCTTTAGTTGAAGATTTGAAGTCAATTACAGCAAGTTCACCATCCCACTCCGCAATCAAGTCCACACGACCAGCAAGTTTCAATTTATCGCTGTAGAGTGCTTGTTCAAGACAATAAATGTTATCTACATGAGCGTCAAGAAACGGTCTTAATTGCGAGAACATCATTTTATCAAAAGGCATTAACTTTTGCAAGTGGATGCCGTGAAGTTTACCTAAAATATAGTCTTCACAAAGAGAATGCATCTTCGTACCACGCCGAGATGCTTTACCTGAAATACGATTTGCTTCTTCTTCACCAACCCGTTTACGCCATTCCATAATGGCTTTTTTATTATACGCAGATAGAACAGTTGTCACAGATGGCCAAGCATTTCCCGTGGGTGTGAAATACTTACGACCAGATTCTGTTGTCTTAGCAACCAAATCGAAATTTAATTCTTCTAATTTAACAAAATTAAAGTTACCCACTTTTAACTACTTTATCAACGTGCTTCTTAATAATGTCCCGAGTCTTAACTTCTTTGATCGATTTACGGCCATGACGTTCCGCGACTGAACTTGTCGGATGCGCTTCTGCAACTTTAGAAAGAACTTCTTTAAATCCGTCTGGGACTTTACCTTTAGTGGAGACACCAGAAACAATTGCAGGTGCTTCTACTACACGCTCAAGTTCTGGATGTTCTTCACAAAAAAGATGATATGCAGAGATGGACATGAATTGTTCAAAATATTCATCAGTATTCTTATCTCTAAACAAATAAGTCGGCATTAATTTTTCTCCACAAACCAATTTGGTACAGAACGGTTTTTCCATTTTGCTAAATGTTGTTTATTGTTTATATAGTAGTTACGATAAGATGCAATTGAATCGCCAATAATTTTTACATCATCCGGCATTGCAGGCGTTGGTTCGGTAAAACTTGTTCTTGCAATCTTGTTTGGTGGTAGATATAATTTTTCTAGAAGTTGGGAAGATTCAACTTTGTGAATTTTACCATAACGAAAAGTATATTCTTTACAGAGATCGACCAAAAGTCTATAGAGCCATACATAATTTTTATAACTCTGACGCACCCAAACCGCAGATGGATGGTTAATGTGTGTTGCGTGATATAGAGTAGATTCTAAATCAGATTCGTTCAACGAATAACGAACAACATTACGTCCAGTTTTTGTTTTACTTTTGACTGGATTACCATCAAGAACGCGGTGAGCAGTTGACAACAGTTGTGCATACTCAAGAATCATTTTTACACAATGTTTGTCATTGTGCATAGAGGCGCACACTTTAGGATCGGAGTCTAAGTAAAAAATATTCATTCTGTTTTTGCAAGTTCTTCTGTTGATTGTGCGACTTCAGTATCAATTTGAGTTGATTGCAAGTCACTTAGTTTTTTAATTGATTTTGATTTCTTTTTTTGATTCGCGGCTTCTACACGCTTGAATTCTGCTTCAATAACAGGTTTTGCAGTTTCAGGATTAATCAACTGATAACTGACAACTTTCTTTCCATCTTTTTGGACTTTTACGACACCACGAGTTGCATAGTTTTTGATTTCCCAAATATACATTGATAGTTTACTCATGGTAATTTCTTCACCAAGAAGAGTGTCAATTTCTTCAACAGTAACAGGTTTGCCAGTCAGCATTAGTTTGCCAACTTTGAAATAAGGTTTAAGTTTTGCCATAATATATTATCCTTTATTAATTAACAATCATCATCTTCGTTGCAAAAATCTTCAAGGAGATTCCATTTTCCAGAAAATAGTACATCACCATTATAATTTTTCACTACAACGGTTTCATCGTAGATATGATACTCATAATCTTGATTGCAATTTTTAGAATATGTTGGAACAACATAAATGTTGCCAATTTCAGTTTTCAGTTCTGCAACAAGACTAGCAGCAAGGCAGTCCATACCATTAGATACTTTCTGCATTTTTTTCTCTGGTGGGATACCGTTGATCAAAGTTCGATCTTTCAGAAAGTTTGCAAGTTCTTTTCCGTGGCCACCAGGATAGCCATCAAACTGTCGATAGATGGTAACAAGAGGTTCATACATTTCGTTGTAAACAAAAGTTAGACACCGAGTACCCATTCTTATCGCTCCAGAATAACGTAATCACCAAAGTAACTATCAAAAACTTCTACTAGATTTTCATAATCACCAGAAGTCATCTTATCTTGAATTTCTTGATAACTAAATCCAAGTTGCTTCGAAAGATTCCTCGCGGTTGCAAGAAGTGCAAAAGCATTACCATCGGGACCAGTTAGATCGATTACAAACTGATCACTAATACGTTTTTCACGAATCATTATAGAGTCTCCAGAAATTGCATCATTGAAGTATAGTCTTTAAAAACTTGAGAACCGTGCTGGTTGGTGCGAACTACAATAAAATTACGATTGTAAATCTCTACGGTTGCATCAAGAGTACGAGCATAACCAAAAGTAACAGCTTTGTATTTTTTACCTTTTCGATTTGTATGTTCACCTTCGATTACACCATACGGTGCAGTAAAATTCTTAGACAAAGCCCACTCATAAATCGATTGTTGAATTTCTTGGCTATTCATTTCGCGTTTCATCAAGTTATGAATACTATTATACATGATTTGGTATAAAAGTCAATACTGTTGTATAATAACAACAATTACCGACGCATATTGGCTTGATCTTTTGCATCTTCTTTTCGAAAAATCGGAACAGCATTCGACTTATGCAAAGTGCCAATACCAATCATTTTATCACCAGTATACACTTTTGTAGATTTAGCAGAAGTATCACATTCTGTTGTTTGCAGAGACGGAATGTGTTTTGTGCTTCGGTTTTCAGGAACTTTTGGTGATTGAAATTTTTGTGAAGTTGTCACAGATTTTTTACTTGAAAAATTAGTTGTCATAGAATTGACGCTTTTCAACCAATCTTGATATTGATCGACAACAAGTTTTTTGGTTTTTTTCTTTTTGGATTTTTGATAAGTGTAGATAATCATTTTTTCAAAGACTCAATTACTGCTACAATATGTTTACACTTACCACGAAAACTATAACCAACACAGGTACAGGAATATTTGCCAGAATATTCTTCGACAATATATTCTTTGTCTTTGGAGATTACTTTGTACTTTTTTGTGTTTGAATTGAAGTTTTGTGTTTCGAATTCTTTTGCGATTTTAGCAAGTTGATGATTTGTTTCTTTTACAAATTTACGGCCAGTTTTGCTAATACGCAAAGGCGCTTTTAGACGATGAAGTGAGTTGTCAATAGAATTGATATATGCAATGATACTGTCAGAACTACTAAACAAATAGAGATGGTTGGGAACAGAATAGTCTGGATCCCATTTCGTCACTTCACGATAAATTTCAGCCATGAGTTCACCTCGCTATAATGATACTATTATAGCACAATAACAAAATTTGTCAATACTGTTGTTTTTTTACAACAGTTTAACCCTTCAATAACTGCTGTGTACCGTTAGTTCGTTCATCTTCTTCAAATTCAGAAAGTTGAAGTTTTTTTAACTGCTTGATTAATTCACTTTTTTCACCTTCTGAATTTTGAATTTTTTCTTCTAATTCACGAATTTGTTTTTGAAGAATCTGTTTATACGTCATATTCTTTCTCTTCTTGTTTTTTCAAACGATAATATGATTTATCGTGATGTTTTGGTTTTTGCTGTTTATCAGCAGACTCCCGATCTTGGTTTTTCTTAAATTTAGTCTTTACTGTTTTTTCGAACTTAGAACCGCCACTATACATTTTTTCAAACATCTCCTTAGATAAGTTTATCTGCTACATGAAGTTTGATTAGTTCTTTAGGTGTCAACCAAACATCAGTTGGGGGTAGCAGTTTAGTTTTAATTGTACGAATGTCCAACCCCGTCGTATCCTGCAAAACATTTAGCATTCGATCATTAGAAAGTTCAAACTCTTTAATGTGTGCTTTAATATCGTGATGCTTGCCATAAATTTCACCAGAAAATTGATGACACATAATACTTGTATTCTTGAAAATATAACGTTCGCCTTTTGTTCCCGCTGAAAAGATTAAGAATGCAGCAGAAACAATTTGTCCCATACCGACAGTTCTGATTGGAATTTTAGATGATCTCATAACATCAATAAGTGCAAGAGAATCATTTAAACTACCACCTGGTGAATTAATATAAAGAGTCAAAACTTTTTTACTCATATCTTCAGGATATGTTGTTAAATTTTCGTAAGTTATCCATTTAATAGTCTGTTCGATATTCACTTCATGAATAACGCCAGTTAAAAAATGAACACTATTATTTAATAGTGCAAGACCAATTTTTTCGTTGACACTAAAATCGGTTTGTCCCCCAAGAGACAACATTTCAAATGCTTGTTCAAATTCTTGTAATTCTTGTTCAGTTGTATTTTTATTCTTTATCAT